CCTGCTTGGAATTGATCAGGCTCTGGATTTCGTGAGAAATCGAGTTGTAGTCGAAGTCGCCGAAGGTCAGCGTGGTGATCACCGTCTGGATCCCGCGCGCGGTCCAACCGTAGGTATCGTTGCTCACCGTCTGGATCGTCCACGGATAGAAGCTCGAGTCCCAGATCGAGGTGATCAGGTTGAAGTTCGCCGTCGACGACCCATATAGCGTGAACATGTGGCCGTTGCTGAAGATCCCCATGGTCGAGCCGGTCACGTAAGTGCCGCCCTGCGGCATGAAACCCGTAATCAGGTCGCCCAAGCCGATATCCCCGGCACCATTGATCGTATCGTAGTTGTACGGATTGCCAAGCGCCGAAATGATCAGGTTGCCGGCGATCGCCAGGAACAGCATCTCCTTGAAATTGATCACATGCGACGGCGTATCGGGCGTCGAACCGGTATGCAGCGGCACATAAGTCGTACCGTCGAACTCGAACGCCGGATTGACGCCGTCGACGCCATACATCTTGTAACCCGCTGCCGAACCGGTGAAGTTGATGTTGCAGAACTCCATCACGCCGCCCGGCAGGCGCGCAATCGGCGTCTGGGTCGACGCCGTATTTGCCACCATCAGCCCCGCCACCTTCAGCACCTCGTTCGCGCCGAACGTGCCGGACACGGATGGCAGCACCAGGTTGCCGGCCAGATTCTGCGTCCACGATCCCGTGCGCAGCAGCGACGCCGAGACGGTTGCCGTGGCGCCGGAAGTCTTGCCAGTCACCACATTCCCGGCATAGACATTGTTGCCCTGCGCCGCGCAGGTGATCGTGCCTGAACCCGCAGCCGTCACCGCCACGCCCGTGCCGCCGGTCGACGTTGCAATCTGGAAGGTGTTCGCGGTCACGTTAACCAGGTAATAGGTGAAAGCCGGCGCGATACCGGTGGGAAGTGTGCCGCCCGAAGAAATCGAAAACTGCACGGGCTGGCCGGCTACCATGCCATGCGCGGTCCACGTGACTACGGTCGGATTTGCCGTCGTCATGGTGACCGTCGCCGCGTAGTTCAAGGGCGCCAGTTGAACCTCAAACCCGAAATTCACCGGTGTCCAGCCCGAACCTGTCGCCTGGTACATCAGGCCGGCCGAGCCTGCTGCGTTGTCGCGAAAGGCATAGACGCTGCCGTTGTAATACTTCACGCCGCGCACCGGCCCGGAGCCCGGCACCGGTGAAATATTCGCGCGCAGCACGTTCGCCGCCATGAGTGCGTAATTCGCATCGTCCGCGGGATTGGTCGCGCCGCCAATTTGCGGCAAACCCGCAACCTTGCCCACGACACCGGAATCAAGCAGGTTCTCCCCGAGCGCAAATGAGCCGCCCGTGTGCGCCAGCACCAGCACCTGGTTTGCGATTACCTGCAACACCGTGCCAACCGCACCGCTAACCGCTCCCGTCACCACGTCGCCCGGCGCCACCGCGCCGGTCAACGTCACATTCATCAGTGCGTAGGTTGCAGAAGACGGTGAGGCGTGTCCGTCAAAGCGTTCGTAACCGTCGATCCGGCGATAGCCGCCGGTGATCTCCGGTTCATAATTTTGCGCGTCGAAGCACTTGCCGGGATCGAGCGCAATGGCGGGCGTCATCAAGTCCAGCCCGCCCTGCAGCGGATAAAATTCCTGCTCTATTCTCGGTCCGCTCATGCCAACGGCTCCCCGAACCCGATCGTCGGCAGCTGATCCTTTTCCATCTTCAACATCAGCGCCCTGAATTCCGCCGTGCCGCGCTCCGCCGCCTCCGCTGCGCCTTCATACTGCCCATACCACATCAACGCGCGCCACACGATCGCCATCTGGTATTGCGGCGGCAACACCGGAATGTCGGTATCGTTCTGCAGATAGGTGGCGACGGCGTAATATTCGCCATTGATCGTGTAACCGACCAGGTCGGGCGGGCCGCCCAGCACGATGTTCTTTTGCGGATCGATCGAATACAGCGAAGGCCGCATGTAATTGCTGCGGTTGGCGCCGTACAGATACAGGTTGCGAAACGCATCGTAAGGTGCAAACGGCAGAATCATCTCGTTGGCGAAACCAAGCGACGTCGTATAGATCCGCAGCGAATCGCGCTTCCAGTTGCCGAAGTTCGTCGTATTGCACTGGATCGGCGTATAACTCTGCTGGTTGCTTGCCGTATTGGTCTGGAACGAAAACTGCGAACGCAGGAAAAACCAGTCCGCGCGCTTGTTCTGGATATCGAGCCAGGCATCATTGATCCAGCGCACCAGGCGCAGCAACTCGCCGCTCTGATTCTGGCACGTCACCGGGTCCGCACCCGACACCCCCGCCTCCGAACGCAGGCGCTGCACCAGTTGCAGGAAGGTGTAGCCCGCGTTCCCGCTTACACTGCTTACGATGATCGTCATGTCAGGGAATCGCAATGGTTGAGGCCGGCCACGCTGTTTGCCGGCCGGCGCTTAACGCCGCCTCGGCGATGCTGAGGTCGTACACGTAATTCCTGATCGCGTCAGCCAGGGCCAGAAATTGCGCGGCGGTAAACGAATGGCTTACGCCATCTGCGTCCAGCCATTGGATCGACGTTGCGCCGTGCGGCAGACCTTGGCCCGCTGCGATGCTCGCCGCAATGGCCGTCGTGTTGTTCTGCGCCGCAGTCGTGACGGAATAGACCGCGTTCAAGGACGGATCGGAAGACGACGTGACCGTGACGCCTGCCGCCATCAGCCCAGCGAATATCTGTTGCGGCGACGGCGTCGGCGTCAAGTAGGCAACCATGCGCGCATCGCTCATCTCGAGCAGCGTGCAACAGTTCGGCGGTGTCGGAACCGGCGCGGCATTGGCGTAAAAACCGGTCACGGCGCCGCTCGAATCGGTCGTCGCCCACACGGTCTGGGCCGACGTGTCAAACGACAGCGCCAGCAGGAATGCGATAAGTGATTTCATCAGAAATTTGGCGCAACGTGAGGGTTGATATAGCCGGCGTCCAGCAACGTGATGGAACCGCTTGTGCCGGCCGATATGACGTACAGTTGGCTCGACGTATTCGTATAATTGGTTGCCGGCAGTGGCGCGTATTGGGTCGTACTCTGACCGCTCATTGGCGGTGCGGCATAAGCGGTACCGAGACTCGGCCCCCAAATCTTCAAGGAGATGTTCGAACTGTAATTCGCCTCCATGTAAAGAATCGGGCTGGTCACCACACCGAGCGGCGTCGTGAACGTGTAGAGAGATGCGAACGCCGTGCCGCCCAGGCTCATGTCGGTCACCGGGACAGCCCATAGAAATTCCTGTCCGAATTGAAAGAACGCCAGGATATGCGCGCTTGCGTCCGTCTTGAAGCTGCCGATGTATCTATAGGCCGTGGTGCTTGCGGGTTTGTTTGCCGCAGTGGACGAGGTATCAAAATACACGTCGGACGAGCCGCCGCAGATGATGGCGAACACGTGATACCAGGTCGACGCCGCAACAGTCAATCCCGTTCCCATGCCCGCGTTCCCGCTGCCCGCAACCCAGGTGCCGCCGATGGTCTTGGTGAATGCGCTCCCCGTTATCATCACCGTATTGGTCGAATCCGCGGCGTATCCTGCAGCAACGTCCAGAACGGTGTTCGGCGTTGTTGCATCGTTGGCCAGCGTGAATCCGCTGATGTAGTTGGCGACCAGACTGCTGCCGCCAGTCGGCGCTTGCCATATCGCCGTGGTGGCGCTGGTCGCAGTCAATACCTGCCCGCTGACAGGCGCGGTCGCTGCGGCAGTCGCCACCGTCGTCGTTGCCGATTTCAGCCCGTTTGCCGCGCCTGCCGTAAGTCCCGCCGCCGTTCCCGAGACATTGGTCATCACGCCGCTGGCCGGCGTCCCCAACGCCGGCGTCGTCATCACGCACGACGTGGTCAGGCAGACCGAACCGCTGCCCGAAACGCCATAGGACGCGCCCCACGCCGATCCGGTCGAATTGGCAATGCCAGCGCCGGGGTAGATCGCGCTGGCGTAACAGTTGCCGCCCGAATTGGCGATGAAGTTTCCCGATGCATCGGCGCACAGCGCATTGGCAATCGTGCCGCTTGCCGGCAGGCCCGGCGCGGCGATACGGCCGGCAAAGGTGGCATTGCCCACACTGCCGATCGTCAGCGCGTCGGTTGCGCCATTGTTGATCACGAAGTGAATCGCGTTGCCGGAATAAGTGCCGATCGACAAATCACCCTGCGACGAATACAGATACGTGGCATTCGGCAAAGCGAACGATCCCGCACCGATGAAATTCGAGCTATTGATCCCGAAATCGCCATAGAACGTCGTCGCCGTCGACAGGTTGTTATTGACGATGAAATCGGCCGAAGCATTGCTGCCGGCGCTCGCATTCTGCAGCGGGAATTGCAGATAGCCATTCAGGCTGCCTTGGAGATAACCGAGCAACCCGGTGTCGGCATAACCCAACGAGCCTGCCTGCGGCAGGCCGGCCGCATTGCCGGTACCGCCATTCGTCACCGGCAACACCCCTTGCACGTTCGCCGTCAAATCCACCAATTGAGCGTGCGCCGCGCCGAATGCAAGCAACAGGGAAAACGCAAGTCTTTTCATTTTCAACACAATCAATAGCGATAGGAAAAAGCGATGTTGGAACCGGCCGCCGGCGCACTCGTGAACGTGACCGCGTTGCCCGATACAGTGAAATCAATCGGCTGGTTCAGCGGTAGGAACGCGCCCTTCCCGCCCTGGCGTATCATCCCGGCCAGGCTGCCCGGCGGCGTCGGCGCGTTGGCCAGCGTGAACAGCTTGTTCACGCCATCGAGCGCCCCGGCCGGGATTTCCTGGTCGGAAAAATTGCCATTGCCGCCGCCCAGATTCAGCGGTATCACCAGTTGCGTGAAGCCCACCCCGGAAACAGTCATCGTGTAGCTTCCCGGCGCCGCATAAAAACTGAACGCACCGGCCGAATTCGACGTCAGCGGATTGGCAATCGCCGTAATACCGCTATCGGAGTACAGCGCCGCCGGCAAGCCCGCGGCATTGTTCACCGTGATCGACGCGCCCGGCACGGGCACGCCAACCGTATTCACAATCGTGTCGGCATGCTGAAACATCAGGCCGGCTCAGCCTTGATCGCGGCCAGCCAGGCGCGGCCCTTCGGATTCGGGTCGTCCAATACCGAGAACGGCAGCGCAAACGCCGTGCGGCCGGTCGGGATATTGGTCGATTCCGGGTTATGAAAATCCGCCTCGCGCGGCACGAACTTGGTTTCCTTGCAGCGCGCCAGGACTTCGACAAACATCCGACGCATCTTGATTGGGGTATCGCGGAACCACGGCTGATGCTTGCCATTGACCGTCAGCACACCATTGGGCGGGGCGTTCTCGTCGCCGGTCGATTGAATTTCCACTTCCAGGATCTCGTTCATGAACGCCTCTTCCGCAGCGATGCGGCTCAAGCCCTCGGCAGCGAGCACCGGCTCGATCTCCTGCCCCTGGTCCACCACCACATTGCCGATCACGATATCGCCCGGCTTGGCATCCTTGGCGTCCTTCGGTTTGTTCGGTATTTCGCGTGACATCTGTCTCTCCAAATAAAAAGGGAGCGCCGCAGCGCCCCCCTGTTTTTCAACCAGCTTCCATCAGGCCGACAATTAGGCGGTCTGCGGCACCTGCGGCAACACGAACACGTCCTGCGCCGTCGTGGTCAAACCCGTCGCATTCCAATTGTCCGACGAACCGGGAATGAAACCCGCGCCTGCATAAGCCGAACCGACCGCCACCACCGAATAGGCAAATGGCGTCAACGTATCGGGCAAAGACGGAAACTGCGGCGGCGCCGTGAAGTTGCCGTTCGAGTCAAGGTTGGTGCCGATCGCGCCCGATGGCAGCGAGGGCGGCAACGGCCCCTGCACCAGGCCCACGGCGCCCGCCGCATTCAGCGTCCACACGTAGACGCAACCCTGGCCGATGGACAAGGCCTTGAACGCCTTGCCCGTCGCCGCATCGGCGGCCGGGGTGGCGGCGCCGGCAGCGCCCGCCGCGTAATACAACTTGCCCTGATTGGCGAAAGTCATGTTTTGCGTGGTGTAGGTCTTGGCGGCGCCGGTCACGCCGCTCAAGTTCGCCGTGGCGGCACCGGCGCGAGAAAGAACCGCACTTGCGGTTTGAAGATCGTAACTCATCGTATTTCCTTTCGATTAATAACTGGTCACGGCGCACTCGATGCGCAACATCCACGCATCGTTGATCCGCACCGCATTGAACCAGGTCGAGGCGCCGACATAGCCGAACATCCCCAGCGGATTGGCATGGGAGATCGTGTCCGGCTTCAGCACCGTCGGCTTGATCGCGCTCATGCCCTTCAGCGCAACCTGGCCCCAGGCCGAGGCCGCCACCACCAGGTAGGGATACACATCCGCATTCGAACCGCCCACCGACACCATGCCGTTGACCGTCGACGAACCGGCACCGGCGAAGGGCGCAAACAACGGCGAAGGAATGAAGCGGAACTCTTCGCAAGCGCCCACCTCGCGCGGATGCACCGGCTTGGCCTGGCCGTATTGCTCCACCTTCACAAAGTCCGGCAGATTGCGCACGTCTGCCGTGCCGTCGGTGTGATGAAACACCAGATAGGCCGGCATGATCGCCTGCGTCGCAAAATTCACCGACGGCGACAGCTTGTCGGTGATGCGCTTGGCGCGGTTCGACTCCAGGATGCGCGATGCCAGGCGCAACTTGCCGATCGAAATCGGCGTGTTCACCGACGAGCGGCTCGCCCCGTTGGCATAGACAACCTGCGTGCCCGCCTTGCACACGCCATAGCGCACCAGTTCCAGCACCTCGCCCATGGTCTCGCCGACCAGCTTGACCATCTCGCCCGACACATCGTCTTCATACGTGATCGCCGTCTTGCTGGTCAGCTTGAACAGGATGCCGTAATTCTGCAGCGTCACCGACACGTCCTGGAACGACACGGTGTTGCTGTTGGGCGTAGTGCCCTCGGACAGCACGAAGTTGTTCGCCACAATGTTCGGCGTGCCCACATACTGCGACGAATTGATGCCCGAACCGGCCTGCGATGCGCCGAACGGCAACGTGCGGCGGAACACCAGCGTATCGGTGTTATTTTTCGGCATCTCGCGCTGCTCGCCGAAATCGCCGAGCACGATGATGGGCTGCGCATGTTCCAGCATGCCCTGCGCGGCACGGATCAGGTTCCGTGACGCAATGGTGGTATAACCTTGACTTGCCATTTATTACCTCATGAAGATTGGATTGGATTCGATCAGACCGTAGGCGCCTCAAAAATCGTAGCGAGCGGCCTGTCGTGGCCCGGCTCAAGGTCGGGGCGAGAAGCGCAACTGTACGAAGGTACAGTGCGCATCACAGATCCGAGATGGCCGGGCCGCGTAGGCCGCGCAGTAGATTTTCGAGGCGGCCTAATAGCCCCGCTGCCTCTTTTGCTCGCGCTGCTTCGCTTCGAAGTTCCACAACTGCTCGGGCGTCATGTCGTCGACCGACACCGCCTTCGCCGATTGCTGCCCGCGTCGCGGCGCACTGGAGGCGGATTCGAGCGTTTGCTGCCTTTGTTGCGTCAAATTGCTGGCGGTGTTTGACCTGGCCCTGGAAGCCTCGTAAGCACGCAGGAGTTTGGCGGCGTCGGTCATCTTGGCAGACTCGCCCAAAGCCTGGACCTCGGGCCTCTGCACCCGCAGCCACGCCTCGAACGCCGGCGACTGCACCTCGCGGTTCCAGTCTCCGCTGCTCACAATCGAATCCAGATGCGAATCGATCATTTCGGCGCGCACCGAAGCGGTTTCACCCGCCACCCGTTGCGCCACCATCCTGTCGATCGCCACCTGATCGAACGCCGAACCCTGTGCAGCCAGATGCGCGTTGATGCGTGCTTCTATCCGCGCATCCATGCCCCGTTCCGTGGCGTGAGCCCATTCCGGGTGCTGCCGCTTCAGTTCCGCCCACTCCAGCGGATCGGAAATGGCCTGTGAAACCTGCGCCTGCGTCGGAGCGTTATCAACCTTCCTGGTGGCGGCATTGGCCGCGGCCATCAATTGACGCAACTCCTGCTCGCTGCGTTTCAAACCACCGATATGTCCCGCCAGGGTATTGTGGCTCGCCTCAAAGCGCGCCAGCCGGTCATGGATTTCGCGGATCGGGTCGCCGGCAGAATTCACATTCCCGGGGCCGGGCGGCTTTTCAGTGGCCCGCGACTCGTTGACTCGTGATTCCCCGTTCCTGTTTTCCGCCGCAACCTCATCCCACATGGCCTGTTGCGCTTCCTGGCTTTGTTCCGGCGCCTGTGCTTCCTCAGTCATAAAACCTCGCTGACAATTTGCGTCATCTTGCGATGACAAACTATGACAAGTAGGACTAGGAGCCTAGCTCCGGCCTGTCTTCCATTGCCCGGGCCGCCGAATGCTTCGGCAGCGCAAGCAAATCCCGATACGCGGCAATCTTGCCGCGTATGAATTGCGTTTCATGGAAACCCTGCGCCGCGCTCTCCAGCTTCAAGCTTTCCTGCGCGCGCAGTTTCTCCACCGTGGCGGCAAACTCGTGCCACGCCTGTGAATAAAAATCGATCATGGACTAGTATCGGGTTTCGTAGGGTGGGTAAGCATCGCGCAACCCACCAACGCGCCTCGAATAACGTTCACGAGGAAGGGAGAATTTGCACCGCGCCGCGTCCCACGCTCATCACCTCGTCGAGCATGAGAATCGCTCATTGGCCAGGCGCAATCTGTCGATAAGCCGGCACCGGCATTTGCGGTACCGGCTGCTGCATCGGCGGCATCACCTGCTGTCCCGGCTGCCCAGGCAAGGCAAGATTCGGCGAGGCATTCAACGCCGCTTTCTGCATCGCCAGATGCGCATCATGCCAGCGCCCCTGCGCCGATTCGTTCATGCGCACCGCCAGTTCCGCCCCCTTGATATCGCGCTGCGCCTGCGTCACCTGCTGCGTCTTCGACGCATCGGCCTGCAGCTCTGCCGCCTTCATCTTTTGCTCGTGCAGATACTGCATCACCGCCAACTGCATCTTGTCGTTGGCTTCGCGCTCCAGCGCCGCCGCGTCCTGTGCCGCCGTCTGCTGCTGGATATCGGCGTAATCCTTCTCGCCCTGCACCTTGGCCTGCGCGATCTGCATGCGCGCCTGCGCATTCAACTGCGCAATCTGCAACTGCGTCTGCGCGCGGATCTGCTCCGGTATCGGCGCCGGCGGCTGCGCCTGCTGCTGCGCGATTTCAGCATCGGTCTTCATGATGTCGGTCGGGTCGATATGCTGCGTCTTCAAGACTTCGCGGAACCATTGCTCCCAATTCACCATCGGCGCAATCATGCCGTTGCCCGCATACTGCCCCAGCCCGAGCAAGGCCTGGTTCGCCACGTCGCGCACCAGCAGCACCGACGTGCCGCGCGCATCCACCTGGAAGTCGCCCTTGCACTCATCCTTGGCGCCGTAAGCCATGTACCAGTCGTAGTAGCGGCGCAGATGCGGGCGCGTGATCATGTCGTCGAACTGCTTCACCATGCGCCCCAGCACCACGTTCGACGAATTCATCAGGATCGTCATGCCGCCCACCGTATCGGGCGCCGTGCCCTTCTCGCCCTGCGCCAGTTGCGGCGTGCTCGACTCGTTGTCGGCAAACTCCTGCGCCAGCTTGATGATCGACTGCAGCTCGCCGGAATGCGACTGCACCTCGAAGGTGGCAAACGCATTGCGGATATCCACCGCCGGGTCGCTCTTCAACCACACCTTGCGCCCGCTCAGCACCCATTGGTTGTCGGCCGGCGTGATCGCCGTCGGATCGATGATCACCTGCGGCCCGACCGACAAGCCCGAGTTATCCATCAGCTGCCGCCACGCCGCGTTCAACACCTTCTGCGGCGAA